GTGAACGTCCGTGCTAAAAAAACGCCCTGTGAGCGTGATCCTTTGCGCGAGTTACAAGTGCTGCAACATGAGACAAGGTTATCGTAGGCAAGTGGATCGCCCCCGTCTTTGATCGGAATCACGTGATCGACTGTGGTTGCAGGTTGCATGCAATAGAAGCAAGTCCACTGATCACGAGCTAACACCTCTAAGCGTCTGGTTCTGTAAGCTCTACTATCTCTAGGGTCTTTCATTGCCAGCCTTTAGTCTTTAGATGTAGTAACGCTTTACAGTAATTAGGTTCATCATACTCTGTTACACCATAACGATGTGCAACGTAATACCAATACCACCACCATTGTTTAACAGTGCTGGCATTCTTTAAGCTGATAGACCTACCTTGATACAGCCCATAATGGCTACCATTCTTAGCATTAGGTATCCATCTAGATTCTCTATAAACAATAGCGTTATGACAAGATTCTTGCTTTTCAGTCAATTGATAATCAGCTAAGTCTTTAACGTACTTAATTGCTTGGTTAGTCGCCTGTGCATCTAGTGGCGTAGCTATAGATAGAGATATCCCAATAGCGATGGCTATCAGGCAAGCTTCGCCTTTCAGGCTTGCCCTGAGCCCCTGATGGGCTCTAGCCCTGAGAGTACCAGCCATGTCAAGCATGTGTATAACATGGGCGTGTCTTAAGCGTGAAGTGATGTTTCTACACTTACTTATCCACAGCTGTGCATAACTCATCTGTTATCCGTACTGTAGAAACCTGTCCCCTTAAACGCTACACCTACAGAGCTATAAACCTTACTCATCGATGAATGACAGAATGGGCATTCCAGATCATGAGGCTCATGAATTGACATCCACTTCTCTATTCTGGCATTAGACTCGCAATGTTCGTTATCGCACTCGAACTCATAAGTTGGCATCTGGATCGACCTCACATGTTCTGCATGTCTCAGTGAACGACCAAATGCCGCACATCTTGCATCTCATTACCTTAAGTTTACCAATATCATCCTTCAAATCCCCGTAACCTGCCTTAAGCAATAGATCGACCAGATCACCTAATCTCATGAATGCTAGGTACTCACCCGGAGTCTTCTCCCCTTGACCATTCAATCGACTAACTACGAGTGGCAAGTCACCAGTTTTACTTGCTCTCTTTGTGACCTGATCGATCCACGCCTTTGGCTGGAACGCCGATCTAGCTTTAACTTCCATGTCGAACGGGACATGTGTTATATCTTTTCCAGCCCCTCTACCGATGTCAGCATGTGGCCACCAAGTCGAAAGGTACTTGGCTACGACTCTCTCGGTAGAGAATCCCCTGTATTTACGGCTTTGTGAGGCCATTGACCGCGTGGCACTTAGCGCATGACCAGCTCTTATTGGTCAAATTCACTTTGATGTCTTTGTAGGGAATTGAGTCATTACATAAGCAGCATCTTGTAGTGAATGTGAACTCCTCAAGAATTGCAATCACTTCTTTCGATCGATGGATCTCATCCTCGGTCGGAAATGACTCCCATTCACCGTCTTGATTCATAAACTGTAAGCGTCCCATTACACTCTCGCTCTCTGTGGTTGCCATGATCCATCTTTAGCAATCTCGTACCAGATTGGATCTTTGCATTGATCTATTCTGCTCGATGTGCATTTGAAATGACCCCATGGCTTACCAGCCTTTGTAGTGCCGGTCTTCCATGCCATCTCGCCATGCTGGCAGTGAGGGATGTCCTTCTCGGTCTGGCCGCCAATGATCTCTTTCACCGTCGATACAGCTTCCCCCATTGTGGGCGGCATAGTCGCTGGCTTGATAGTCCATGGATCATCCTCTTTCACTACTGGGATGTAAGTGCCAGACGTCTCTGACATCTTGGCTTTTGTTTGATCAATGATTGCTTCAGTTTTTTTAACCGTTGCAACCTTCGTCATTTCTTCTCGACTAGCTCGCTTGCCCTTCGTTGCGTAGCCTGCGTTAGCCAGAGCGCGGCCGATAGCAGACGTCTCACAATTCTCAAGCGCAGACGTAGCGTTAACTCCTCGACCTTGGACTGTTTCTTCTGCAAGTCCAGTCGTCCATGGCCTTGTATCTGCCTCTGTGCGAAAGATTTCAGCCAAGACAATAAAACGACCTGAACTCTGATCCAATAACTTAGTATGAATCTGACCATCTGGATAATCCTTCCAAAACTTGATAAGTCTTTCTTCGACTGTTTCATAATCTTCCAGATTAAACATAAAGATCATTCTCCTCGGTGTGTAATTGTCCCATGATGCCAGCGTAGGCAGACATGTCAATGTAAGTATCTACCGAACCCGTCTCCATACTTCGAGCGAGTTTGACCAATACCATAATCCCTGCGACTTGGTAATCGTGGATTGGCACTTCGAGGTATGCAGAGAGTAATCGTGCCGTACGGGACATATTGTCCGACGGATGACCGTATTGGAAACCGCGATCCTGAATCGTGGCTTTTGCTTCTGTAAGGAAATCACCTGCATTCACACTCTCACCTTTTCTTTTTTGTCGTAGTAGGCCTGAACCGCTTTTCGGCCTTTAAGATAACCTACTCGATGGCCAGCAATGCGGCCGAGGTGGAAATATAGCGCAGCTGTGATCATGATGACGATTGCATCGCCTAATGATGGATCAAACATTTTGGAGCCTTTCTATCAACGCCCTTCGTTGATGGCTCTACTGTCTCATGCCCTAAGGGGGAATTTTCAGTTATTTAGATAACGAAACGGTAACAATTCTGTGTCGTCAATGTGGTCATCGATCGACCGATCGAGCTCGTTATCTAGGTCGTCCATAGCGACGACCGTGGACTACGAAAGTCCCATCTTTCTCAAGGTTGATAATACTGACTTGACTGCCCTTAGCATCTTCCTCGACAATAATGAAAGCCTGCTGCCAGTTCATTTGGCCTTTGGTATAAGTCGCCATTTTCGTATCCATGAGGTGGCCGCCTTCATATCCTCTAATTATGCGACTTATTTTGCCACCAGAAGACTCAGAAAATTGTGAAAAACCAGCCCGATGCGTATGGCCACAGATGGTCGAAATACCCGCTCTGCGGGCGCTCTCCAAGGCCGTAAGACCGGGCGTGGGCTTCACACTACCCTCGTCCCCATGGACGGCTATAAGCCCCTTAGCGACCGCGTAGGGCTTCTTATGATAGGTAATGCCTAGTTCATCCAGTTTCATAAACTTTTCAAACTTTAATTCAGGTAAAGACATAAAGGCAGGGATCTTATTCATGATAACGTTGAACAACCGATCAGTGTGGTTTGACCTGATCATGTGCTGTTCTTTGGCATATTCGCCTAACCGCCAGAGAATATCGACGGTCATGTCTCGGTTCTCAGCTAGTGTTTGCTCGTACCAGCCTGGCTTGCCTTCACTCCAACGTCCGATTTCCGTGAAGTCTGCTTCATCTCCCAGAGTAAGGACGCTATCGGGGCGGTAAGCTTTAATAAACGATATAACATTAGTGACACTTACCGAATCGTGTAGGGGAATTTGAAGATCGGGCACTACTACTGTTCGGCGCATGGCCATGGTTAGTCCTCATCATCATCTTCATAGGGTAGGCGATCCACTCGGTCGGGGATCGATGGCAAGATCCAGTCAGGATAAGCATCTCGGTCTGCAATGATTGCTAAACACATGTCGATAGCAAAGCCTGCGCGTCGCAGAGCTCTGTACATCTCATGCAGGCTAATAGCCCACGCGTCTAACTGTGAATAGGTGTCGAGATCGATGACCTTTTTCTTTGCCATGGACTTAGTGTGACTTACCCAATAATTCAATAATGGTATCGACACGCGCTTCTAATCGATTTACTTGATCCTTGATTGATGAGCCACCGTTAGGCTTGAGTTCGTTTAGGTAATGCTTGATTAAGAATTGTAGATAAGCAGCTGCTCCACCGAGGACTGTGACTATACCTACGGCAATTGCCGCAATATCTACCGCGCTCATTACTTTTTAGGGCTCGCGTATCCGAATACTCCTGCAACAATCGAGCCAAGGATGGCGCGATAGTCTAGAGCGAAGTTTGATGTAGTTCCCCACACGGCCAAGAATGCGCCAATGGACATAATTGCTGGATGTTTCATGTTCATTTATTTTCCACCTATCATCGGGATATTGAACCAACTAGAGTCTTCATCGCCCTTTGTAGTAAAGCTGACATGTGCGTGATGATTATGCTTATTGATCCCATCATAAGGACGCCAAGCCCAAGCTTTTTTAGATGATGCGATCTTGCCGTCAAAGATGATGTAAGAGATTCTCGCATCGCCAGACTTTGCAGCGACTCGAATTTGATCAACCAAGTCAGGCATGAGATCGGGCTTTCCGTTCTTACCTGCAAGGTCGCGGTCAACATCGATGGCACGAACCCAGCCTTGCTCATCTGGATTATGATCAGACTTGCGTGCAGCGTGTCGAGTGTCGCCGATCCAGCCGTCCGAAGTTCGATCTCGACCGGGGAATGCGTCATCGATCTGCTCGCGTAACTGAATGGCAGACTTAGATAGTCTTGGCTTCATGCAAGTAATAGTGCCGCTTCATCGGCTGTAATACCAAGGCGCTCAAGTAGAGCAGCCTTATCAGCTGCGCGTTGAGCAGCAATTCGGTCTTCCTCTGCCTTAGCATCGGCTGCAAGTTCTGCTTGGTAGGCAAGCTCGGCCATTTCTGCATCTGTAAGCTCGATCTCTAAGACCTCGCCTGTAGTGCAGTTTACTTCGATTCGTGTTGGATTAGGCATTTGAGACTCCATATAGGTAGGCGGTTGAGTATTGAACAAAAGAAGTACCGTTATTAGGTGTTAAATTTATTGAAGTGATCGCAGAAGTGCTAGACCATAAATCTGCAACTAGCGATGAATAAGCAGCCGATGCATTGTTTTCAGCCACGCCATCTACAGAAACACTTTTATAAGTAGAGCCTGTGTAATTTGGAATATAGAACTCTCCATTTCCAAAAGTATTAGCTGTATCTCCAGTTGTGGAGATATATGCCGATACGGCTGAGGAAACTGCACCACCTGAGTTATCGCTACCTACCGCTGAGCCTGTGCCATATAAACGGCGATATGAGTAGTTGCTACCCGTATCTGAGTTAAATCTTAACTTGATAAAATCATTACCTGATACTTGATTTGAGCGGATAGATACCTTTAAGACTAGATCCGTGTAAGTGGCAGGGATTGCGGTAAAGTCGATAGATGATGCGCCAAGCAATCCGACTACTTGAGCCGTACCGATTTGAGTATATGTAGGCATTAGGCCGCCTTTATTCCGTAGAGAGTGAAGGTAGAACCTACTGCATAATTCACGCCGCCTGAGTTTTTAACTAAGACAGATGTAACGGTTGCGGTATTTCTCCAGAGTCCAACCGATGCGCTTACTCCAGTATTGGCGTTCGATCCCCGCTGTATTGTAGTCTTATACGTAGATGAATTAGAATAATTTTGAATGTTTACAATAGTCATTTGACCAATTGCAGTAGTATTATAATCGTCAAAACCTAAAAGAATTTGGCTAACGCTGCTATTTCTAGTGCTAATTGCGGCACTCCCATTGCCAGTTAAAATTGTTGCCGAATAGTTACTGCCAGTATCACCGTTAAATTGTATTTGATTTTGGACGGTTCCCGAGGATACCGACGTCTGTATAACCAAAACTAAATCAGTATAGGTTCCTGAGATAGAACTAAAAGTAACGGTGGCGGTGGCGCTGCCTAATGTATTAGTCGCTATCTTGTCATAAGTTGCTGGCACGATTACCCCTTAATTCCATAAAGAGCGAACTGCGATCCTGTTGCAAAATTGCCTAGCGCATCGGTGATCTCGATGCTAGTGATTGCATTGGTGTTCATCCATAGGCCAGAGGCAAGATACATAAGTCCAGAGCCATTAGCATCGTAACCACTCAAGCCGCGTGAGGTCTTATACTTTGAAGTATTAGCATAATCTAGGACATCGATGATGCCACCTGAGAATATGCCAGAGGTATTTGATGCGGCGGATGTTGCAGACATGAATGAAGTGCTTGAGCCAATCTTAGCCGCGGCTGAAACTGCCGATCCGTTACCTTCAAGCATGTGGCCGTAGTAATTGCCTGTAGTCGTATCGCTGTTAAACCCTATAAATATATTAGAACTGCTGGAAGAACGCGTTGAACGTGTTAAGAATCGAATCTGTAAATGTTTATAGGTGGCAGGGATGGCGCTAAAACTAATCGTGCCACTAGACCCCGTGCCGTTGGCAGTAGCGATCGACTCATAAGAATTGAGTGCAGCCGCGGCAGGATGAAGCGCCGCTATATTGTTAAGCATTACCCAATGGCTCCGACGACGTACCAAGTATCTGTCGCGGTCTTAATGAGAGCCGCTGACTTATATTGAGCAAGGGTAGGCTGAGCCGCTACTGCGCCAGCTGATAAGACTGTAGTAGTGCCAGAGGTGACGGCTGAGATGGTGCATAGACCAGCGCCGATGTTAAGTACGGTAATGACTGTACCTACTGGATGAGCCACTGAGGCATTTGTAGGGATCTTGATCGCATTGGCTGAGGCGTTAGATTGAGTAATCAGTACCTGATAGGAGTCATTAAGGACTGTCGTGTAGGTGGTGCCTGTCTGGGCATTAAGGGTAAAGGCGACTAGGCCGTTATAGTCTGCCGCCGTAAAGATGTCGCCTGTTGCCGCTGGAAAGCCTACTGCCATGATTGTCTCCTAGTATCCCATAATGGATTGTCCGATTATACCGTAAGTCGATGATCCTATAATGAATCCCTCGACTATAGGCTCAAGTGTTGTTACCGTGCATTTCATGCTGTTAGGGGTTATATCCCATGCCAAACCTTGGACTTGTAAAGTCTTGACGATTGTCGAAGAATCAGGCTGAACGTTAGTGATCTTGAGATTATCAAAATAATCTAGACCAATCATCGTGTCGGTTGGTACATCTGTATCAAGTAGATCGACTGTCATGGCATCGATGCGGATCGTTGTCTCAGCTCTAGTGGCTACATAAATCTTGGCGATATCTAATACTTGAGCATCTGTCTCGGGTATCATGTCAGTAACAGTAGTGCCATGGGGAAAGTATTTAGCCGATGAAGTTGCGTCTGTGGCAGTCTGAGCCGAGCCGCCAATGCGTGTCATGCTTGCTTGATTGATGATGAGCTTGTCATCAAATGCATACTTAAGGTCTGAATAGGGAATTCCTGTTGTCTGATTAAACTCAATAGGGGTAGCCGCCAAAGATCCGACGACATCGTTGCGATCCTTAAATTCTGCCGTGCCATCTGTACGGATGAAGAATGCGCCCTGCTCTGCGAACTCTGCCGCTTTGAGGGCTGCAAGGGATGTGCGAGCCGTTCCCGGGTCTGCTTGGACTGTCGTCGAACCTGTATCAGTAATACGCATGGATGTTGGAAAAGATACTTGGTCAAGCAATTTTGTAATTCTTGTGCCAGTGGTCTGACCAGCCGTAGCATCTGTAACCGTTGACACGTTAGCCATCTGGAAAAGACGAAATGCATCTGAACAGACAATATCGACGTAAGCAATTTCCTGACCCTGCGGATAATAATATTTGTAAGTATCGACATAACCCGAGAATAAGAATTCTTGAGCTGTGGCTGTGGTTGCAGCTACGCGAATTTTTCTCAAAGGTGTTAAATAACCATAGTAAGGTGATGATGTATTTTGAGGGTTGAAATAAGAATCAGGATCAAGAACTCGGACGGTGCATGTGCCAGTCTCATAAGTATCACGCATGACGTTACGGCCACGGCTAATCTTGATTGATCGAGTAACATCGCTAAGATCGACGACTGGATCAGGTACCTCGGTTGATGCAAACTGCGAGACTCCGATAACGCCGTACTTTGCATCTCCAACCGTAAATGGATAGCCGAAAGTGGCACCTTGGCTGAAGTCAAATGAAACGGAGATGGTTGCAGGTAAAGTCATCTGATACCGACTGAACCCTTTGCGGCTACTCTGTTAATATCGCTAAAGGTGCCAGAAAGAGTATCGTTTACTTGTGCGTCCGTAATTAGTGACGTCATTTCTTTACCATCCATAAATACCTTGACATTAACACCTGCAATTACTCCAGCGCCTAGGCCACCAGATGGGCCGTAAATTTCATAAGCTGATTTACCTGCATAAGGATCGGTAACTTTTGGTGTATTTGTAGTGACTTTACCTGCATCGCTTGCAGCGCCCCCACCACCTACGCTACTTGGAGCCGCTGTGCCGAAACTTAGAGCGCCAATTCTTTTGGCCTCAAGTTCAATAGCTTTAAGATAATCGCCCCAGCTCTCAAATGGATTTTTAGCATCGGGCAACGTACGCAAGAATTGGGACAACATCGATGTCTGGCCTTGGCTGACTGCCAGTTTCTTAGATAGATAATCTGCGGCATTGACGTTTTCATCAAGTAGAGCCAGTTGCAATTCGACTCGATTTTTTTCTTCATCGGTCAATTTGCCTTGCAATGCCGCGTAAAGTTGAATGTAATTAAGATCAAAAATCTTGTTTAGTTGTTTTTGTTTTAGAGCTTCTTTTGCGGCCTTCATCTGGGCTTTAGCAGCTGCAATCTTTAAGCCTTCAAGGCGCTTCGCATCGCCGTAATCTACGCCAGTAAGGCCAGTAAAGTCAGGAACTTTGAAAGGCTTTTCAGCCTCAGCTTTACTTTTGTTAAATTTATCTAAAGCTATATTTCCAGCGATGATGGTAGCGACCAAGACTCCAGCCGCAGCGATCGCAGCTACAGGGTTAATCGCAGCTGCCGTGGCTACTGCCGCTGCAAAAGATACTGTTCGAAGGGCGACATAAGCTGCCTTAAGTTTATTAATGATTGAGATAAGCGCGGCGACGCCTGCATAAACCTTGGCGGCTGTGAACGTGGCAATTAAGGCGATGCCTAATTGCTTTATTAAACTCCAGTTATCATGGATCAAATTGCCAGTAGCCACAAAGACCGAAGCCAGAGTCGTACCTAGATTAATGATCTTTGTCTGTAAATCGGCTATATCTGTAGCACCTGTAGCAAGCATAAGTCCGTCAATAAGACCTTTGCCAATGGATTCTTTTGCAGTACCAATAGCAACACTAAGTTTTGCCATTTTGCCAGAAAATGTTTCGGCTGCCTTTGCCGCAGAGTTTTTGTAAGTGGCTGAAAGTTTAAGCATGATGTCATTTAGACTCATGGTCTTTAGTTCACTCTTACTAAGTCCTACGCCTAACTTAGATAATGCTCCTGTATTTCCACCGACGGCTTTTGCAAGGGCGGATGAAACGGTATCTAAATCCTTACCAGATCCAGCGGAGACGTTAAGCGCTAGGGCTAGGACTGATTGAGCATCGGCTGCGTTAAGTCCAGCCGTGGCTAATTTCTGAAATGCCGGACGTAGATCATCATCGGCAACGCCCGTGGCCATTTGTAAAGCCTCGATGTAAGAATAAATCTGAGTGGCTTGCTTGCCCATGCCCAAGTTATCCAGAGCATTCGACAACATTGCAATGGATTTTTCTTCAGCCGCAAATGCCTTAATTGAATCTTTAGCAAATTTGACAATGGCTGCGCCGCCTAAAGCCAAGCCTAAAGTTTTCGCAAGTTTATTTACTTTTTTGCTTAGTTTATCTGTAGCAGACTCAGCTTGATTAAAAGCTTTTTGTCCCTTAAATTGTGCGACAAGGGATACTAATAGATTACTCATTATTTACCCCTAGCAAATTTTATGGCGGCTTTTTCGATCGCCTTTATAATGGCGGCCTTGGCTTTGCCTTGATCTTCATCGTAAGCCTTAAACATGGCACGACCAACAAGTTTTCCAGATCCCGCAAATGACCCAGCCATCTTAGGACTGAAACGACCAGAGACTCCAGACTTTCGACCTGCTGTTTCAAAGATTGCGCCACCCGCAGTTTTATTGTGGATCGAGACAGTCGATGACCAACCTTGTCGATTAGGCTTCGTGGGTGTCAATTTATAGCCAATGCCTCGACGGGCTTCCGTAGCGTCGTACATTGGAAATTTTGCAGTCTTGACTTCATGCTTAACAAAGCCCGATGGCATTTCATCGTTAGAAGGCAGGTAACCTCGAGCCTTTTTTACGATCGGCTTGAGGAAACCTACCAACTCGACATTAGTTTCTTTAGCGAGTTCTGGCGCAAATTTCTTCAGAGCCTTGCGCAGTTCATTAGCGCCTTTTAGCTCTGTTGGCATCTCGTTGCTCCTTAGCTCTATCCTCTAATGCTTTAAGAATCATTTGAAGCATTGATGAATCTAAATCAATCAATGCCTGTGGAGAGATAGCCGTCTCAATGCTCAGACGAGCGATTAAGTAATGGAGACTATCTTTCCCTAACCTACCAAAGGGTCTGAATCACCAATATCCACGCTTTTAAGCGTGTCCATGAAATCCACACCGAATGGCTTGACTGTTACCCCACTAAGGCGCAGTCCTTCCCAAGCAAGCCAATAGACCATTGACTGCATGGCGTCTTCTGAAAAGGCACGATGAAATCCTTTTTTATGATGCAATTCGAATGCGTACTCAAGTCGAGGAGTAATCTCGATTTCATGTACAGCATCATCTGCCATTGTTACTATTAACTTTGCCATGCTTTGCCCCTTTGTTTAATGAATTAGAATGTACCTGTTGTTGCAACAGCGATAGTACCAGAGACGTTGAATGTAAGGCTTTGCATTGAGAGATCGCCTACTGCGCCGTTGATGTCTGTCGTATTGTTAATTAGGCATGTTGCTGTATATAAAGGGTTTGTAGCTGAAACAGCTGTTCCCTTTGTCTGTAGCAATACGATTGGCACATTTGTGCCCCATGCAGCCTGAAGGGTTGCAAGAACGTTTGCTGATGCTGTGTCATTGAGGAAATCGATTGTGATTGTTGATGCCTCAAGACCCTTTACGAATTTATGGCCTGAGTCACCCATTGCAGTGACTTCGAGCTCATCAAATGTTCGGTTAATTGTTACTGATGTAACGTGGTCTGATAGATCGACGGAGTTAACCTTCACGCCGACGTTATTGGTCATGAATACTGCCATGAGATTA